TCGGGCGGCTGGTCAACGACGCCAAGCGCCAAGTTGAAGATACGTTCGGGTGGAACGCACTCAGCCAAGACTTTTCCATTTCCACGGTTGCGGCGCAGTTCAGCTATCCGCTGACAGGTATCGGCCAAAAGTTTACTGTTCGGGACGCCCTGAACACGACTTCTTTTATCGGGCTAATCAACCTGTCTTTCGTTGAGATGAACCGATACCAGAAGTTCGGTGTTCCAGCTACTAGCATCCCAGAATATTACGCTTTTTACGGCACGACAGGCACTGATGCGAATGTTGTGCTGTACCCGATACCGGACGGCGTCTACTCCCTGTCGTTCAGCCTGACTGTCCCCCAGGCCGCGCTCGCAGCCGATGCAACGTCGGTGCTTGTCCCTGACTATCTGGTGGCGCAAAACGCTTACGCTCGGGCTCTGGTCGAGCGTGGCGAAGATCAAGGCTTGGCTTCATCGGAGGCTTACCAACTCTACCGCGATATGCTGTCCGATGCGATTGCGCTCGAAGGCACGCGCCTGCCCGAAAGACAAGAGTTCTTCTCGGTATGAGCCAAACTCTTCAAGTTTCTGGAGTCTCCGCGCCAGGCTTTTTTGGCCTGAACACGCAAGACTCCCCGCTTGATCTGGAGAGCGGCTTTGCTCTGGTGGCGACGAACTGCGTCATTGACAAGTTTGGCCGTATCGGGGCGCGAGAGGGTTTTAGCCGGGTCAATGCGTCGTCTGGCACGTTGGGCGCAAACGACGTCACCGTGATTCATGAGCTGGTCGAGGCAGACGGCACACTGACCATCTTGTTTTGCGGCAACAACAAGTTGTTCAAGTTGGACAGCTTGAACGCCGTGGTGGAGTTAACCTACGGTGGTGGCGGTACTGCGCCAGTGATCACGGCCAACAACTGGCAGTGCGCGTCTCTGGCGGGGCATACGTTCTTCTTCCAAGAAGGCTACACACCCCTCTTGTACGACCCTGCTCTAAGCACGACAACCTACCGTCGGGCCAGTGAGCATCCGTCGGCGGCAGGCACTCCACCGTCGGCCAACATCGTGATTTCTGCGTATGGTCGGCTGTGGGCAGCAGACACCACAACCGACAACGTGACCATTTCTTTCAGTGACCTGTTGACTGGTTACAGATGGACGGGTGGCAGTTCGGGTTCGCTCAACATCAACACCGTCTGGCCCAACGGCGCGGACAACATCACGGGCCTGGCAGCGCACAACAATTTCCTGCTGATCTTTGGCAAGCGTCAGATTCTGGTCTATCAGGGCGCGAGTACACCCTCGACCATGTCGCTGGCGGACAGCGTCGGCAACATCGGCTGCATCGCTCGCGACTCGATCCAGAGTACAGGCCCAGACATTTTGTTTTTGTCGAACTCGGGCGTTCGGAGTTTTGCCAGAACGATTCAGGAAAAGTCTCTGCCGGTTGGCGATCTGAGCAAGAACATACGCAGCGACTTGATGCAAGTTGTTTTCTCCGAAACATTGGCAAACATCAAGTCGGCCTATTCGGAAAGCAACGCCTTCTACCTGTTGACCTTCCCGCTGGTCAGTGAGGTTTATTGTTTCAACACGCAAGGCACGCTAGAAGATGATTCGTTTAGAGTCACGAAGTGGGACTCGATCACACCGACTGCGCTGCTGTCGCGGCGCAATGGTGACTTGCTGCTCGGCAAAAACGGATTCGTTTGCAAATACGGAACCTATCAAGACCACACCAGCAACTACAGGTTTCTGTACTACACAAATCATGCTGACTTGGGCAATCAGGCCGTCACCAGTATTCTGAAGAAGATCAAAGTTGTTGTGGTTGGCGGGTCTAATCAATTCCTGACCATCAAGTTTGGGTTTGACTTTGCTGGCAACTACCAATCAGTCAACGTCTCAATCCCTACTCAAGGGGCTAGCGAGTACGGAATAGCGGAATACGGCATAGCCGAATACACGACAGGCGTGGCGTTGCAGACGCTTTCTGCGTCTGGCTCTGGAAGCGGTAAAGTTGTGCAGACGGGTTATGAAACCGACATAAACGGCGCTGCGCTGTCGATCCAACGGATTGAGATTCAGTCTAAAGACGGGAAAATATCGTGAGTAACTATACACAGAGCACCAATTTCGCCACCAAGGACGCACTATCTCCCGGCGACCCGCTGAAGATTGTCCGAGGTACGGAGATCAACACCGAGTTTGTCAACATCGCCGTTGCGGTGGCGACCAAACTTGACATCACGGGGTTGGCATCTCCTGGGCCGATTGGTGCTACAACACCATCATCCTTTAACGGAACCACCGGCACGTTCTCTGGCGCAGTTTCTGGCACTACAGGCACGTTCTCTGGCGCAGTTTCTGGAACCACCGGCACGTTCTCCGGCAACGTGCAGATGACCTCGCTGAATGGTGGTGCGATTGCGCTACGCAATAAGATTATCAATGGGTCATTCACCGTTAATCAAAGGGGTATTACAACAGTAACCCCTGCAAGCGGCGACTACACATTAGACCGTTGGTTTGCAGTACAAACTGTAGCAGGAAAGTTTAGTGTTGCAACTGGAGCCGCTAACGTGGCTGCCGTTGCTGCTGGCGTTTTTGGATCGTTAGTAACAATAACGTCGCTATCTACTTATTCCGTAGGTGCAAGCGAAGCATATTCCTTTGGTCAACGAATTGAAGGCTACAACATTGCAGATTTGTTGTGGGGTTCGCCAAACGCAAAAACAGTTACCCTTTCTTTTTATGTAAATTCTACGCTTATTGGGACTTTTGGCGGGGCGCTTAAAAATAGTGCTAACACAAGGTCTTATCCATTTAGTTATTCTATTCCTGTCGCGAACACATGGACAAGAATAAGTATTATCATTACAGGCGACACAACGGCTGCGCTGACTGATTGGTTAACAACCAATGGCATTGGATTGTCTGTAATATTTGGTTTAGGTGTAGGCGCCACGTTATCTGGAACTGCGGGGGCATGGGCGGCTGCAAACTATTCAAGCGCAACAAGTGCAGTTTCTGTTGTTGGCACTAACGGTGCAACATGGACTCTTGCTAATGTCCAACTTGAAGCCAGCCCCGTAGCCACGCCATTCGAGCAACGCAGTATTGCGCTTGAGACTTTGTTGGCGCAAAGATACTATTACAGACTGACGCCAGGCGTAGCAAACAAAACTTTATCAACTGCCCCTTGTATAGTTCTTAGCGCAGTTTCTGCTACTGGGTCAACTCAATTTCCAGTTTCTATGCGGGCAACCCCCTCCGACCTAGATCAATCTGGAACAGCCAATCAATATAGTGTTATAAGTGTTGCAAATACCACTTGTACTGCGGTTCCAATTTTGAACGCAAATTTAACAACCGCAGATTTTGGCGGCGTTACGTTTACTACTACGGGCGCAACTGCGGGAACAGGGACACTTCGTACTGACGCAACTAATGGCGCAACTGCTTTTCTAGGATGGAGTGCTGAACTGTGAAAACTTATCAATACCTTGACGCAGAAAATTTGGTTGTTGCCGTATTTGATGAAGACGGTATCAGAAGGAAGTCTATGCTTGCATCTAAGTTGCCAGAGGGTGCAGTTGTTGAGCCATACATCGCCCCACCGACACCCATCCCCAGCACGGTGACGAGGTTTCAAGCGTTGGCCGTACTCGCGGCTGGCGGCTACTTGCCCACGATCCGCACCTACATCGCTACGCTTAGTGAAGACGACATTACTCGACTCGCATGGGAGTCTGCGTCTGAGTGGGAGCGCACCAGCCCAACTTTGAACGCGCTGGCCACCATGCTCAACTTGACCGATACCGAGGTTGATGACCTGTTCGTGGCCGCTGCTCAGGTGAGCGCCTGATGGACTTGGTTCATCACTTCAGCGATGGTTTGTACGCGAAGCAGATGATAATCGCCGCAGACACGATGATCTTGAAGCACACGCACAGCTTCAGCCACCTGTCGATTCTCGCCTCGGGTAAGGTGGCGGTGATGCGGGGTGATGAGGTTGATGTTATTGAAGCACCGGCCTGCATCGAGATCAAAGCGGGTCTGGTGCATGGCGTGAAGGCTCTTACCGACTGCGTCTGGTTTTGTGTCCACGCTACAGACGAAAAAGACGCGTCAAAAGTAGACAATGTTCTGATTGGAGTTTGATATGCCAGCATACGCAGAAGCAGCATTAGCCGCGCTAAAAATAGGTGGGGGGCTATTTGGCAGCAAGAAAAGGAAACGGGCGAGAAGGCGTCGTGCTGCGGCAGAAGCCGAAGCCGCACGGCTGGCAGCTATTCAGACCAGCTTCCGTCCGGTTGGCGTTACGACACGATTCGGGCAGTCCAATTTCCAGGTTGATGCCAACGGTCAACTAATCGGCAGCGCGGGATACACCCTCTCTCCACAGTTTCGGAGGCAGCAAAACAGGTTCGCTGCGCTGTCGAATCGAGGTTTGCGGCAAGCTCAACAGGCGGAGCGAAACTTCGCTCCGCTCGGGCAGGCGGCGCAAGGGCTGTTCAGTCTGGGCCGTGGTTACTTGGCTGAGACGCCAGAGCAGGCCGCAGCTAAGTTCATGGCCCAGCAGCAGAACTTGCTGGCCCCAACCCGCGAGCGGCAGTTCTCGCAACTGCAAAACAGCGTGTTCAACACCGGACGCCAAGGACTGGCTGTCGGCGGGACAGGGATGCGCCCAGGTGGCGGTGCTGGTCTAGGCTCGGCCAACCCAGACCTTGAGGCGTACTACAACACCATAGCGCAGCAAGACGCAGAGTTGGCGACCCGATCTACTCAGGGCGGCATGGATCAGACGCGCTTTGGCGCGGGGCTGTTCGATACAGGTAGCAGCTTGATTGGTCGGCAGTATGCTGGACAGGTTGCCGCGTTGGCGCCGTATCAGCAATATCTGGCACAGATGAAAGAACTCGAAGGGCTAGGCCAGCAGTCGCTGGAAATGGGTCTGAATCTCGGCCTACTGCGAAGGAACGCTCAAGGCGGAAACGCGCTGTTTCAGGGTGGAATGGCCGCAGCAGGGTCTAGGTATGGCGACCCTTCTAGCGTTACCGCAGACATCTTGAGTGGTCTGGCTAACTCAGACACTTTGCGAGGTCTGTTCAGCCAGCCGCAGTCTAGCGGGCTAGTGCAATCGCAAGGTGGGGGACTAAGAGTGCCGACCTTCTCGACCCCCATTACGCCGCAGTCATCTGGCTACGGCGTATACAACATGCCAAACTACAGTTTGGGCGGGTACTAATCATGAGCGAAATCATCGGATCGTTGTTCGGCGTGACCGCTGACCAGTACCAAAGAAACCGCGACCTTGAGCAAGACCGCCTGGCGTTTCAGCTTGCCCAGGCTGATATAGGCACGCGGTCTAGATACCTCTTGCAGTCAGGCGCTCGGGGCTTGGGCAACGCCATCGGGCGTGCATTGGGTGGCGAAGACCCTGAGTTGCAGCGCATATCCCGCCGCCAGCAGATCATGGGCATGATCGACCCTAATCAGCCTGAGACCTTTGAGATGGCGGCGCAGGCGGCTTTGGAGAGTGGTCAACCTGAGTTGGCTTTCGGGTTGCGAACGGAGGCTGGTAAGTACGAGCAGGATGCGCTTCAGCGCAGAAATGTTACGCAGGCCACCGAGAGGACGAATCTCGCTGCTGATCTGTTTAGCCAAATTCGCAACGCTGATGGAACGCTCAATCAACAGGTAGTTGACCAACTCAGGTCATTCCCCGAAGGCCTGGCGGCCATTTCAGCGCAGGCCAAAGTGCTGCCAGACCTACGCAAACTCGGTGCAACCGCTACGCCTGAGATTAACCCGTTTG